GCGGCAACCCTTTAGGGAAGAACCCTTCAGATTTCTGGACTCTTCTATGTCGCGAGTGGGAAGAAGGGATTATGGACATCCCGAATGTCAAATCCAACCACCCCGAAAAGACAGACCACCCCTGTCAGTTTCCTGTAGAGCTGATTGAGAGATGTATTTTGGCGCTGACTGATGAGGGAGATTGGATAATAGACCCCTTCGGGGGGGTTGGCTCTAGTGTGATTGCTGCTATAAAAAACGAGCGAAGGGGGGTGATGATCGAGCGGGACTCTCGATATGTCACCGCCGCAAAGTCTAGGGTAGATGCCTGTATAAATGGAAACCTCAAAACCCGACCCATCGGGAAGCCCATTTATGCGGCTAAGAAAACCACCTCAGAAGACCTCAAAGATCAATGCGACCTCTTTGAGGTATAACCCTCAACGATTATATATCTCACCCCGAAGGCGCTTTGCCTCAGCGCGAGCCGCCTGTTGCTGTCTCTGCATATCAGCTTCATTCTTCTTTTTCAAGGCGGGCGACTCTGATCTCTACAACTTCACTCGCTGTTCTTCTCATCCCCTTCTTTTATTTCCGATATAGGTGTACAAGCCATAAAAAAAGGAGAGGATATGATACTAGGGCTAGACCCATCTCTTAGAAACTTTGGGTGGGTGTTGATGACCGATGATGGTGAATATATGGACAAAGGCATGATGGGGACAGACACCGACATGATCTTTGTTGACAGGTATATTTCTCTTCGAGATGGTCTGCGTGAGGTCATTCAGAAATGCAGGCTTGATCATCCGGCAGAGGTACTGCGTGTCGGTATCGAGTCTCCCATCTTCAACGACCTGTACTCTGAGGGGATGTACGGCTTATTTCTCTACTCGAATGAAGCCTTGAAGCTAGAGAAGGTGGATACAGTATTTCTGACACCGAACCAAGTGAAAGCTCATGCTCAAGTCGCTTTGGGTCGTCCGAAGGGTTGGAAGATGCAGAAAGCGGACATGGTAGAGGCGGCGAAGAAGGCGACAGATGGACAAGGGGCGAAGGCATGGAATCACCACCAAGCGGATGCTTATTGGGTGGGCTACACAGCGAGTCGCTTTTGGAAGTTAGTCAATGAGGAGATAGATATTTCTGAGTTGAGTGAACTTGAGGTTAAGCACTTCACTTCACTAGAGAAATATGTTCAAGGGAAGAAGGCGGGTCGTATTAAGCGCATGGGTATAACTTATAAAGAGGATGACCGTTTCTTTAGGTGGTCGGAGGGTTCAGGAGGAGCGACTTAATTTCACGCGCGGTTGAAATAATTTCTTTGGCATCTGAGACTGCATAAATCTCAAGCAAGTCATCATCCGTGAAGAGTGCGTTGAACTTGGCATTTAGAAATAAATAAGCCTGTCGAAGACACCAAAGGTTCTTCTCAGGCTCTAAATCGGTTTCAGAAATAAAATCAGAGTAGAGCTTTGCTTGCTGAAATAGTGCGGAAATAGTTGGGAACTCTCCTACAGCATGATGTTCGGAGGCGATTTCAAATGCTAGGGAGTAGGCTTCTTGAAGGTGCATATTTATTTCCTGAGTGGTGGGTGGTTTTATATTTCTGAAATCATACCGCGCTGTGGGTATGTTTCTTATATAAAGGGAGAGTGCCGATTCTACACCTTGAAAGGTAAGAGCTAACATGGCAGTAAAGAAAAAAGCGAACTTAACGCAAATTGCGAAAGATGTGGCTAAAGTCCTTAAAGAAGACCATGTGGTCACTCTGAACCCCGACTCACTCAAGCAGAGTCTTCCCCATATTTCTACGGGGAGTGTGGCATTGGATTATCTGATTGGCGGGAAAGAGAATGTAGAGGGTGTTCGCCCTTGTCCCGGAATCCCGAAGGGCAGGATAACAAACCTTTATGGTCTTGCAGGTGCAGGCAAGACGACTATCGCCTTGCAGACAGCGGCTCAGGTTTGTGCCGAGGGTGGCACTTGTGTCTATATAGATTGGGAGCATGAGGTTGACCACCGCTACGCTTCTATTCTTGGTGTCCCTGTGGCAGACCCCAATCACTTCATGTTGATTCAGCCTGACACCCTTGAGGCGGGTCTGCGTTATATCTTCTCAATGGCAGACGCTGGCGTGGACTTGATTGTCTTAGACTCTGTGGGTGCTGCTGTTCCAAAAGCCTTCTTTGAGAATAATGATGGTTCAAGTATGGCTGTGGGTCTGACGGCTCGTATTTGGTCGCAGTATTTGCCCAAGATTAAGAGCCGTATTTCAGAGACTGAGACTGCGATTATCGGTATTTCTCAGCTTCGTGAGGCGATTGGTGGTGGGGGACCTTCTTTCGCAGGACCGAAGAAAATTCCTCAGGGTGGTAAGGCTTGGTCGTTCTTCTCAACCCTTCAGATTATGCTCTCTGTTATTGGCAAAGAGAAGGGTAAGGAGTGGGACGCTATGCAGGGTAAGCAGTCAGAAGTGGTTCTTGGAACTCATGTGCGTGCGAAACTTGATAAGTGTAAGGTGTCAGACTCCGCTCACAAAGAAGTAGATTTCTTTCTTATGAGTGGTGAAGGGGTGGACAATGTGCGTACTGTCTTGGAGCTGGGTATCAAAGCGGGTGTTATTTCCAAGAAGGGTGCTTGGTTCTCTTGGCAGAGTAACGAGGGTGAGATAAGAGGACAGGGGCTTAATGCCTTTAAGGAACTCTTGACCAATGACCATGTGAACCAGATATTCGCTCAGGTTAAGCCTTACCTCGCAGACCCGAAGACAAAGTCTTCTTCTGAGGAGTCTCCTTCAGATTTTGATGTGATGGATGAGGTTACAGAGGATGACCTTTTAGCGGACCTTGACGACCTCTAATCTGATATATTAGTCCTGCGTAGACAGGGGGGGTGAGTTAACGCAACTCACCCCCCCTTTTCATTTAAGGAGAATATCTTGAAAGTTAAAGTTTCAAACTTCCAATCAATAAAAGAAGCCGAAGTCGAAATCAAAGGACTCACAGTCGTTATCGGTGAAAACAGTATTGGTAAGAGTGCTTTAGCCAGAGCCATTTCAGGGGTTTTTTCAAACACTCGTGGTGATAGCCATGTTCGTAATGGGGAGAAATACTCCTCCGTACATATCTCTTTTGAGGATGGGAATGAAGTTCTTTGGGAGAAGGGCAAGAATGTAAATCGTTATGATGTGAACGGAGTTCAGATTCCCAAAGCGGGTTCTGGTGTTCCTAGTGAGGTTGAAGCACTAGGTGTTCGCTCTATCGTTGTTGATGGAAGGGAGTTATTTCCTCAAGTAGCTCGTCAGTTTGAAACAATATTTCTCTTAGATTTACCACCTAGTGTCTTATCTAGCGCATTGTCGGATGTGGATAGGATACAGGCTCTAGAACAGGCTTCCTCTAATGCGCGGTCAGATATAAGAAATATCTCATCTCGACTCAAAGTAAAGAGAGAGGACTTAGAGTCAGCCTTCAACAGAAATAAGATATTTGAGGGATTTGATGAGAACGCGATTACTCAAGCAAAGACACTCAAGAAAGAAATGGATGCTTTAGAGGCAGATGTTGTCAAAGCGGAGAAGTTTTCAGAAGCCAGAAATAAGCTCTCTCGTACAAAGCAAACTCTTCAAAAGATAGAGGGGCTTTCACTTCCTGTATATACTGAGGGAAATATCAACATAGAGACATTAGAGAAAGCTCATAAGAAGAGGGTGCGCGCCCTTCTTTACGAGGGCATTTTAGGTGTGGGCTTAGAAGAGTTAGAAATACCCGACATTCCTTCTCTCTCAGATATTTCTGAGTTAGAGGGTCTTTTAAAGCGGAGGAATAAGATGTTAAGCGCGATAGCTATTCTCTCTGATATAGAGGATATGATGAGTATCATAGACTTATCGCTGGATATGGAGTTAATCCCTCTCTGTGAGAAGAGAGCTAAAATAGCGATGGCACTTCCGCTAGTGGATTCAGAGTTGATTAAGCTCAAGCAGGAACTTGATGAGATTACATCAGAGATTCAAAAGGGACAATGCCCTGTCTGTTTACGAGAAGGAGAGCATGATTGTTGAAATTCATTTGGCGTACTGATGTTCACTTTGCTGATAAGACTCCCAAAAGAAGGACGGGTTCTTGGAGACAAGATGTCTCCGATAAGCTCAAATGGATAGGGTCACTTGCTCAAGAAATAAATGCTGATTGTGTGATTGATGGGGGGGATTTCTTTGATGTTAAGTCACCTGTGAAGAACTCTCATCTCTTAGTAAGAGAGGCGTGTGATATTCACAATGACTATCCTTGCCCGACATATGCGTTGGTGGGTAATCACGATGTGAAATATGGGCAAATGGAATATCTACCCGAACAGCCTTTAGGTGTTTTGTTTTCAGCGGGAGTCTT